TGAAGTACCAGTATGTGCACCACCGATTGTATTAGCACCTGCAGTATTGAAAGTATCTGTTGACTTCTGTGTGTTTACTTCGTCATAGAATGTTTCAGCACCCTTTGCAGTTGAGTTAGCATACTGTGAGCGCATTGCGAAGATAAGTCCTGTTGGACCAGTCATTGGCTGAACGCCGCAGATATCATAAGCAATGAGGTTAGGCATAGCACGACGAATCAATGAGATAAGAATTGGATCGTAACCAGCAACACCTGTACCACCGCCAGAACCGTAACCACCTGTAGTTACAGCGTTAACTGGACCTGCTTCAACAAGCATACCATTCTGCTGTGCGTCAATTCTCATTTGCTTCTCAGTGTTTTCAAGAAGCTGAGCAATGACTGCACGCTTGTGACTTTCTGCAATCTTAGGAAGATCTTCGTGCTCAAGCACTGGCTTCCACTTTGCAATTAACTGTTCATTAAAACCGTTCATTTGTGTCTCCTTTTAGAGTTTATTACCTAAGTTATTTATAGTTACTTACTTTTTAGAATTTTTAGTAATTGAAGAAACATAAATTTGCATCATTGGATCAAGTGAAGGTCCCTTTACTGGCTCCTCCACAGTTTCGCTAAGAAGTTGATCCTGTGCAACTTTAACTTCCTGATTCTTAGGGAAGTATGTTTCTTTAATTACGGAAACCTTCTTGCGAAATTCATTTACATCAGAGAAACTTACAGCTTCAGTGAGCTTTACGAATTTCTCTTTCTGTGTATCAGTCATTCCTTCTGCAAGTTCATCAGTGATGTCTTTAACTTCTTTTTCACTTACAGTCTTTGAAAGAGTGATATTCTGTTCAGCAAGTTCATTTACTCTTGCTTCAAGTTCTTCAATGGTTGCGGCCATTGATTCAACAACACTAACTTCACTATCAGGAATGTTAACATGATGTTCTTCGAAAACGTCTTTTAGTTTTGCCATGAATGATTCAGCAATATCAGTCTTGATGTTTGCTTCGATGGCAAGTTTGTTTTCTGCAATCCATTCTGCAACTGCATAGTTGAGATAGTTGTCTACGTTCTCAACCATTTCTTCTTTAATTTCGATAATTGATTCTTCTAGAGTCTGCTCATACTTTTCAGCAAGTTCAACTGTAGCAGCTTCATATTGTTCTTCAAGTTCTGCAACACGCATGTTAACACGTGTAGATACAGCTGCTTCAAAGAGTGACTCTACCTTTACTCTAAAGTCTTCTGAAAGATCTGATGAGTCACCAAAAAGAAGAGCAAGATCTTCTTTTACTGATGGCATTGGATCAGCTGGCTTACCTGAAGACTTAATAGTAGCCTTATTCTTTTCTGAATTATCACCAACAGCACCAGCTGCAGCCTTTACAGCAGCATCAGCTTGATCTGGTGTTGTAGCATTTGGGTTCATTTCTGCTGAACCAATACTTGCGATGAAATCTGCTAGTTCACCCTTATCAGCTTTTGATGCATAAGCAACCATCTTAGCAATAAGATCTGAACGTGACACATCAGTTGGTTTTGCAGCGATAGTAGCCATGTTAGCTGCAGCAGAAGCTTCTGCCTCGTTAACATCTACTTGATCGTCAATCTGATTAATATCATTACTCATTAGTTTCTCCTTAAAGTTATATAATTTATTTATCTTTTTTACAGTTTTGAAAGGAAATGTTTAAATACTCTTAATTTTGTCTCGGATAAATCAGCCTTAGGAGCCTCTTTAATGATCTTCTTATGGGCTTCAACTGTCTGTGTTTTGATAACACCGTTATCCCAAATCCAATCAACGCCTTCCATGATACCATCAACATAGGCATCAGGGGCGGAAGGATCTGCCACAACGTCAGCGGCTGTTGCAAGATAGAAATCATCCTGAACAACATTTACACCATTAACTTCTTTTACTGAACCAAGACCACGAGTTGATACACCAACCTGAACACCACCATCAATGAGATTCTTTACGATTTGACCCATTGGAGTTTCAAGTACCATGGCTTTGCCCATGAAATCATTACCGTTTTCTTTTAGTTCAGTGATCTTAATGCAAACACGGTCAAGGTTGATTGAAGGGCCATTTGGATGACCTAATTCACCCATTGCTCTACCTTTATTGATATAGTTTTCAGTGTAACGATTAACTTCTCGTGCCACTGTTTCCTTCATATATGATCTACCATTACGGTTTACAACTTCAGTCTGAATGAAAGGTCCAGTAATGAAAAGCTTACTCGCCTTTCCTTCTTGGGATTCTTCCTTAATAATCTGAAGATTTTCATTTAATTCGGTAATGAGTTTCATTTTTATTAGTTCCTATAAGCAACTGGTACGGCTCTAAGACCTGTGCCTGCAACAGTATCTGTAGTAGCTTTTTCTATAGTAATTACTTCATATGATGTAAGAGTTACGTTAGCAGTATTTGCAGTGGTGTTGGCTATTTGCAACACAGTAATACCACTTGTTGTATTAGTTACTCTAATAAGTTTAGAACTGTATACAGTATTGGCAGAGGCAATACTTATTTCTGCATTTGCAATTTTATATACTGCTGACATTCTTAGTATCCCTGCTTACTAGCAAACTGTAGTAGTTTTTCAACACCCTCTTCAGTCTGCATTAAATTGTTAAAAATTTCTTTATTTTCTTCTGATAAATTGTCATATAGATTATTTAGTGTTTTTTCTTCTGCCACTGAATATTTGCCTCCACCATATGTGGTGTCTTCACCACCTGCGGCAAGATTACCAACAGTAAGAGGAAGCTTGAATTTTTGTTTGAAGGCTTGGGGTGAAAGTGAAATCATTCTATCAACACTATCTTTTGTCATATCATCAGATGCCCCTTTTGGTGCCTTCTGGCCTTCTTTCTTTTCTTCAGCTTCTTCGCTCTTTGAAGCATCATACATTGTCACGGCTTCTTGAGCATCAACAATATCTCTATGTGAATGTGATTTACCAGCCTTGACTATTCTATATGAACCATCAGCCATTCTTCTCTTTTGAATAATGATATGACCAGTTGCAGCAGGTGAAGTAGTAGGATCAACAGCTTCAGCTTTCATCTTACCAAGAGATACCTTAGGACGAGGTGCATCTTCTACTGGCTTTCCAGATGTAACAGTATCCATGAATCTCTTATGTGAATGACCTAGACTTGCTTGAAGTTTTTCTCTATCAGCTGGCTTTGGTGTATTGGCAAGCATTGAAAGAGCTTTATTAACATGCTTAACATGTACTTCTTTCTTTTCACCATTACCAAATACTAAATGATGAGTGTCACCAACTGGCTTCTTTCTCATCTGATTTACAATGTTCTTATCAGCTTCTTGATCTGAACTCTTACCTGATTTAGCTGCAGCTTGTTGACGATGCCAGGCAGCTGATCCAACCTTAGCTGGTCGACCACGACCTTCATCAATCTGTTCTACTTCTTCATTCTTAACAAATTTAATTATTTTCTTAGCATCAGATGTAGATGACTTCATACCGATTTTACTTCTATAGTCTAAAGCAGATTTAACAGCTTTTTTCTGAAGGTCATTCATCTTTTCATCTACTTGTTCTACTTCTTCTTTTACATGAACCTTAGCAGCTTTTACAGCATCTGAATATGTTTTACCCTTACGAAGATGAAGATTGATAGCATCTTGCATTTTCTTAGATTGTTTTTCAAAATGTGCATCATCTTGAGCAGCCTTACGAGCTTTTTCTTTACGTACCATTGCAGCAATACGACCTGCACTGTTCTGACCAAATTTTGCTGCAGCTCTCTGACTTGCACTGCCACCAAGTATTGCTTCGTCAACCTTATCCATTTGAGTTTCCTTTGTAGATTCTGATACTTTACTTTTTGGCATTACCTTAGCAGATCTTCCATTCATGGGACTATTAAAGTTATTAATTTTACTTTGAATTTGTCTTGCTGCTGATTCAATATGCTTGGCATTAGGGTCCCTTCTATTAGCTCTCACAATGTGAGAGCGAACAACCTCAGATCTATCTTCTTTTTCCTGAGAATCGTCTTTTACTTTAGGAGGAACCTTGTTTTCCATATTAGTTTTTCTTACCTAAATTGATATTTTCAAAAGCCTTTTTCATAGCTGGACTTTTGATTGTAATATCTTCTTTTGCTAAGACATGCTTGTCTGGATCAGTTGGATGTTTCTTAAGAACACCTCTTCCTACCAAGATATCTTTTTGTGTAATCTTATCTCTTGGAGGAGCAAGAGCAGCTAATTCTTTTTTACTGCCTTCAGCTTCTTCGACATGCTCTACTTCTTCACCCATACGATTTAAAAAAGAACCATATGTGTCAGCCATTGATGATGACTGAGTAGGCATAATAGAATCAGTAACTGGCTTTTCACGATACATCATATAGTCATATACTGCATCAATCTGATCTTTAGCACGTGAAATCTTTGATTGTAACCAAGCTTCTAGCTGCATGTCATCTGACATCATGTCAGCAAGAGCATCAGCCTTTGCACAAATTGCACGAAGTTCAGCTTTAGCCATTTCACCTTCGTAGTCGATTTCTACGTCTTCTGAAACAACTTCTGTTTCTTCTTTAGCAAGCTTAGTTGCTGTGGCCATCTTTACAGCCATCCAGTCTTTACCATAACGCTTCTTGAAATCTTTTTCTGGAAGACTCTTGGCAATATCTTCACGCTTCTTCATTTCTTCATCTGAAAGCTTACGTTCATCAACCTGCTCAACTTCTTCATTACGCATCTTGGCGAGAATTGCACCGGCAACTCTCTTACCTGCTAATTTAGAACCGTATTTTTCAGCAGCTGACTTAGCAATCATGTCAAAATACTTACCCTTCTTTCCAATATCTTTACCGGCGCGGGCAGCTTTAGCTGATAGAGTAGCTTCATCAACAGTTTCTTCTGTTGCATAATAATCGTCTTTTACTTTAAGATCTTTATCATAGTTTTCTTTTGATTCATCTTCTGACTTAAAGATTTCATAAGATGCAGTAGGTTGATCTTTTCTTCTGTCAATGCCTTTGAATATATGATCTTGATCTGTTACACCAGGAACAAGATTCTTCTTATTGATAACAACATGCATAGCCTTAAAGTTCTTTTCACCTTTTGATAAAGGTTCGGCTACTTCTTGAATATCATTCTTCTTCATGAGTTGGTTCCTCAATTTCTGTTACTGATGTATCATCGTTTGTATAATCGTTTTGAGGCTCTTCAATACTATCAACTTCACTATCAACTTCAGGTACAGATTGACCAAACATCTGCATAGCAACGGGCACTCTCATGCTATCAATGATAGCTGCAGCTTTTGATGTCATAATATCATCAATAGCAGGTGCTAGATTTACAGCATCTTTGTTCCATGCATGAACTAAAATATTCTCAATGTCACTCATTTTGCCTCCAAAAAATCTTTAATTTTATTTATAAAAATATCAAATTATCTTCCAGCCCCGTCAATATTTGGTACGGTTCCGGGTTTACGTTGTATTGTTTCTGAATCGCTAGGTGTGGTGTTTGCTATCATATCTTCTTCACCGTCAGCAGGTTCAGGATAACTACCTTCTTCTGCAATCTCTTCCATCATATCTTGTATATCTTGATCTGATTGCATAAGGATATTCTTACGTACCCATTTATCTGAATAGAATCTACCAATATAAGGTATAATGTTTTGAAGATTCTGAAGTCTATTTTGAATAACTTCAGCTTGTTTAAATTCTTCAAAATGATTGTCTATTGCAAAATCAAAATTAATTGCGTTGGAAATAGCTGGCCAATCAGATTCAGAAACAATACCCTTAAGTATTAGTTGCTTCTCAAGAGCCTTCATAAAGATTTGAGAGAATCTCTTTCTTAGACGACCAGCAAATTTAGTGAACTTTACTTCGTCTCTAGTAATTTCAGCAGCTCTACCAATATTAAACCCAGCCTCGGAACTTTGTAAGCGAGAAGTTGGTACGTTTAATGACTGATATAATTTCTTTTGAAAATACTCAACGTCTTGAATTTCACCAAGATTTTGGCCAGCAGGTAATGTAGTAATTTCTGTACCACGATTACCTTCACGACGAGGTAACCAATAATCTTCAAGCATCGTCATATATTTACGATCGTCACGAACCTCACCTGAAGTAGCATCATACACAAGACGGTTCTTGTGCTTGACCATCATCTCTCTAAGATATTGTTCAGCCTTTATCTTAGGAAGATTTCCAACGTCAATATAGAATATGCGACGTTCAGGAGCGCGACTGATACGATATATAACTGTTGCATCTTCAAGAGTTCTTAATTGATTAAGAGGTCTAATTGCTTTTTGTAGATAAGAATAAACAAAAGCATTGTTCTTATCCATAAGACCGGATGTGACATGTAGGATAGAATCAACAGATATCTTTACACCATTTACGGCACCGGCATCCATAGGAAGACCTGAATTACCACCAGCTGGTAGGAAATTTCTTTCATTGTAAACAAAATATTCATTTTGTTTTGCTGTAACTGTAATCATACCCTTAGGTTTCTTACGAACTTCACGTACCTTACGGATCTTTCTTGGATCAATATAACGAAGTTCTTTGATACCTAATCTTGGATTTTCTTCATCAATAATAACGTGGAAATACATTCTTCCGTCAATATACCATCTTTTAAAAATTTCATAGGCTTCATTTTGAAAATTTAAAAGATCAAGAATGTTTTCAAATTCATCTCTGATTTTATTCTTTACAATATCTGAGTATTCTAGTTTGTCTACATTGATATCTACAACTTTATCAGCATCTGTATCAATGGCTTCATTAACAATATCATCAACAGCACGATCAATATCTGCTTCAAGTGCTATTTCACGATATTTGGAAACTAATTCTGATTCTGTTCTTGCGGTACCATCAAGATCAATATAGGTACCATAGGCACCACCCGCAGCAACAATTACTGCGCCATCATCATTGATCGTTGGTGCAAACGATTCAATGGGTTTCTCATCTTTTCTTTTGATTTCAAAGCCAAAAAGCTGTACTGCCATATTATATTTTCCTTAGAGAAGAGGGCCGTCTAACTATTTATGACGGCCCTTTATCCCTAATGATTATGATCCACCAGCATTACCAGTGATACTATTCAGTACTTCAAAGTTGTCATACTGGAATGTAACCTGGAATTCTTCAATGGTATCTGTATCATTCCAAGCAACATCAATTGGTGAGATTACTTGTGGGAATATACCATTGAACTGATACACTCTAAGAACTTCACCTGCTTTACCGAATTGTGTTACAGTAGCCTGTGACTTATAGAGTGATGGAGCTCCTGAACCAAGAGCTGTAACATTTTGCTGATAAAGACTGATATAGTTATTCCACTGTTCCATAGCATTGCGGACTAAGAAATCTTCGTCGTTAATGATAGAAACTGTCCAGGAATCAAAAGTACGATCACCAGCAATTTTAAGCTTTCTACCAAAGTAAGGAACTTCAATTAGACCAATTTGAGAACTTGGTAATTGAGCTGCTCTACAAAGGAAGGGAAGCTTGATGTCAGCAACCGGATTGATTGGGTTGCTAACGATAACTTGGAAAAGACTTGGACGTGCGCCACCAAACGAAAGCTGGGCACGAATGTCATTGATATTGAAAGCCATCTTTCATTCCTCCCTTAGAACTTGCCTACGATTTCATCAAACTCTACTCCTGTGCGAACAGCAACGAAGTTGAGCTGGATGAAGTTAATTGAACGAGCTGGTTTAACATAGATATCACCACGGAACTCGTTACGATCAATAACTTCTGGTGTGTTGTTTGTTGTATCGCAAACAACTCTGAAGTCATAGATACCACGACGACCTTGAATATCACGTAGGTATGGTTCTACGAGGTTACGGAAAGCTGCTCTTGTGAAATCATCATTGAACTCGAAGAGTGAAGACTGTGCTGCTTTAGCAATAGCCTTTTCAAGAACAATGAACAATCTGCGAACGTTGATACGATCAAATGCAGAAGGTCTTGCAAGAAGTGTCTTATCACCGTAAAGGATAACACCCTGACCAGGGAAGTTAACTACAGGGTTTATACCATTCTTGTAAAGCTGATCACGACCAGCCTTATCAGGGTTATATGCTAACTTAACAACGTTCTTAATTGCACCACGGTTAAATCCAGCAGGAGAGAACCAAGGATCACGAACATTATCAGTTCTTACACACAAACCAGCTATATCACCGTTGAGAGGTACCCAACGATACTTGTCATTATACTTATCATACTGATACTTATAACCAGAATCAAGTACTGCATAAGATGTTGAACGAAGTGCATTTCTGAAGTTAGTGAGATTTCTAATCTCCTGACCTGGAACATTAACAACATCACCGCTTTGAGGAGAAATGAATGCCACGCAATCTTTTCTTACTTCGCAGATATTGTCAATAATATAGTTAGCAATTTGTTCACCATATGTTCCACCGCGAGTGTGACCTGCAAGAACAAGAGAAATATCAACTTCTTCAGCTGAGGCAAATTTATCATAGGCAGTTAATACCTTTGAAATTGCAATACTTGTCTCAGTATCATCTGTTGATGATGTACCAAAGGAAGCTGTATATACTTTATCTTGTGAAGTATCAACTAGGTTTGTTGATGTTGCAGTACCAACTAAATCATATCCGGGCCATACCCATAGAGAATTATTCTTGAGCACTTCAACATAATAGTTTGAACCACCTTGTTCACCTAATGCGTCTGTTGCTCTAGAAACATTTCTCCAAGCCTCAAGAATCTGGCCAGGAACACCAGTAATTACACCGTCTTCGTCAGCAATAATAATATGAAGCTCATCTTTTACAGTAGTACCTGGTATTCTTGTTGTCATAAAGTTTGAAGTGCCAGGAGCACTATCAACAACGTTGAAGTATTCCCAGTATCTTGTTACAGTATTAGCAGCTTGATCGATATCATCTTTTACTTTGATAACATCATCAAGTGATACTGAAAACGCGTTTGTAGCCGGTACTGATCCCTTTGATGTAATTTTAATGTACTGTGTACCAGTATCAGTATTACCAATAAGAAGATAGTCACCTACTGTTAATTGATTCCATACAGTAGTAGCAGCGCCAGTTGAGCTAAAATGAAGATTTGCTGTACTTTCACCAACACTTGCTGAAACCACACCAGTACTTGTTGAATTAACTGAAAGAATCTGAGAATATGCATTAACTGAGGCACATATTGAAATCTTTAATGAATTTCCAATTGTACCAGGATATTTTGCAAAGAAATTGTAGTCAGTATCACCAGTATATGTGTCTTCATGGGCATTGAAATCATCAATGTTTTTAATTTGATATGTACCGTTGGTACTTGTAGCACCGTTTGCTGAAGCATTGTAGTTAGTTGTTGCAGCAGCTCTTGATACATATAGCTGATTGCCATATGCTAAGAAATTAGCGGCTGTATAAAAAGTTTCGAAATTATCGGCTGTTGGTCTACCAAAAGTGTTAACAAGTTCTGTTTCAGTAGCGATAAGAACGCGATCCTCTACAGGACCCCAGTTGAAAACACCTGCAATTGCACCTACTGTTGAGGTCACTGCAGGTACAACTGTTGTTAGATCAATTTCTGATACATTAACACCAGGACTTACTTGAAATGGCATTGGTTTCTCCTTTATAATGAAATATTATCAGTATCTAGTATGATTA